CGTTGGCGCAGCCGACGTTTATGTATCGGACTTCGGTACTGTGAACATCGTGCCTAACCGCTTCCAGCGCGCTCGTGACGCTTTCGTCGTTGATCCGCAGTATGCGTCGATGGCTGTTCTGCGTCCGATCCAGCAGATGGAACTGGCGAAGACCGGCGACGCCGAGAAGCGCCTGATGCTCGTTGAGTACGGCCTGAAGGTTAACAACGAAGCCGCACACGGCATCGTAGCTGACCTTACCACGTCGTAATTGACATATAGGTGGGGGCGGGTTTAGGCTCGCCCCCTAACCTATAGGAGTATTCCATGTCTAAGCGCCTTATTTCCGACGACAAAGCTACCGGGATCAAGACATATCTTGATTACGACGGCACCGATGACAACGCCACTATTGTCAAAGAGCAGGATGTCACGAATATCGTCGATTACAACAAGGCTGCGTTTGACGCCGCGCCGAAACGGTGGGGCGACTTTACTCATGTAGGCCGCATTCCGATGACGGTTTACAACGAACTTAAAGAGAAGGGCATTCTGGACGACCAACAAGAGTTGGTGAAGTGGCTGAATGATCCTAACAACGCCATGTGGCGTACACGACCAGGGAATGTCTGATGGCGATTACAACCTACGCAGAACTTAAATCTGCCGTCGCTGATTGGCTCAATCGGGACGATCTTGACGCCGTTATTCCCAATTTCATTTCGCTTGCCGAAGCGCACTTTAACCGCACTATGCGCCATCGTAAGATGGTGACGCGGTCTGATGCTACGCTCGACACGCCATATTTTGCGGTGCCAGCGGATTGGCTGGAGAACATTCGCTTCCAGTTAAACACGAACCCTGTTACGCCACTGCTGTATGTAACGCCGGAACAAGCCGCAGAGGAACGCCAGAAATATAACGCATCTGGCCAACCACTATTCTTTTCTATGGTGGGAGAGCAGTTCCAAGTCGTGCCGTCGCCTGACACTAGCTACGACGCTGAACTACTTTACTACGCCAAGATTCCGGCACTGTCGGACGCCAACACAACGAACTGGCTTTTGACAGAAAGCCCGGACGTATATCTTTACGGCTCGCTGGTTCAATCTGCGCCGTATCTTAAAGAAGACGAGCGAATCTCTGTCTGGGCGGGGCTGTATCAGCAGTTTGTTGATGATATGATGCTGGCCGATGAACGCGCCCGTATTGGCTCGTCTAAACTTAAAGCTCGCTTCCGCACATTTGGTTAGGGGTCAACGCCGTGTCTTTTTCTAATTATCTTGAGAACAAAGTTCTCGATCATGTTTTCGGTGGCTCGGCGTATACTGCTCCGGCCACTCTTTATGTCGGTCTGTTTACTAGCGATCCTGGCGAAGCAGGCGCTGGCACAGAAGTTAGCGGCGGATCATACGCTCGCCAGACGATTGCGTTCACTGTAACGGGCAGCCAAGCGTCGAGCAGTGCTGCTGTTGAGTTCCCTACTGCGACGGCTTCGTGGGGTACGATCACTTACGCTGCGGTATATGACGCGGTGTCAGGCGGCAATCTTCTTGCATCCGGTGCGCTGACGACTTCAAAGACTATCGACAGCGGCGACGTATTCCGTATCCCATCGGGTGATTTTGACATCGACTTGGATTGATAAATGGCCGGTTATGGTAGTGGCTTATATGGCATAGGGAGTTACGGTATTGACCCATTAGAGGGTCAAATTACCGTAACGGCTGCTGCCACCGCTACCGCTTCTGGTCTTATTGTTAAAGACGCTGTCGTCGCTGTTGCAGCGGCGTCTACTGTATCGCCTACGGCTACTCGCGTTCGCGAAGCCGCGATTGCTGTTTCAGCTACATCCACAGTTTCGCCGACAGCTACTCGTGTTCGTGAAGCAGCGATTTCTTCTTCTGCGTCATCGACTGTTTCGTTGTCCGCTGTTCGTGTTCGTTTGGGCGAAACAACGGCGCTATCTACATCTACAGTTTCGGTAGCGGCGCAGGCAGTATTCCTTTCGGGCGTAACAGTAAACGCACAAAGCACTGTCACTCCGACTGCTAACCGTGTGCAGTCAACGGGCGCAGCAATCTCGGCCACATCTACTGTAAATGTCGTTGCAGTAGAAAAATGGGAACCTGTCCCAATTACGCCAGAGACATGGACGCAACAATCCGATACTGCTATATCGTGGGCTGCGAATAGTGATACACCGAAGACTTGGACGCCGGTTGCAGTAACGGGCAAGACTTGGACTGAAATTTCTGATACAGATGAGACTTGGACGCCGAAAGAGTTTCCAGACTCCCTGGCCGCATGAGGTAAAATATGGCTGATACTACCACAACGAACCTTGGTCTTACGAAACCCGAAGTCGGTGCAAGCGCCGATACATGGGGTGCGAAGCTCAACACGGACCTTGATCTTGTAGATGCGATCTTCACCGCTGAGGGTAGCGGGACGAGCGTCGGCCTGAATGTGGGTACCGGCAAGACTCTAAATGTAGCTGGCCTCGCTCGGTTCAACTCCAGTGGCAACTACATGGAGTTTGGAACCGACATCCTTACCTCTGAGGATGCTAGTGGCGCGCACATCCGAGCGGCAGTTTCTAGCGCGGAGTTCCCTACATACTCAGTAACGGGCGACACTAATACGGGGGTGTTCTTCCCTGCCGCTAACACCTTCGCGATTTCGACCGCTGGCGATGAACGCATGCGGGTCTCGTCCACAGGCTCGGTCGGGATCGGAACGACTTCGCCTAGCAGCCCATTAGACATAGAAGCCAGCACTGCCACAGTCGATATTAACATGACTAACACGGCTAACCGTGCTGAAATAAATCTACAAGAAAGCGGAACGACTAAGGGCATTCTTGAGTATCGTGGCAGCACAAATGGCACTTTGCCAGGCACGATGCGGATAGGCACACAAGGTTCTGATGATTTAATTTTTAATACTGCTGGCGCAGAGAGGCTTCGCGTTTCAGGGACAGGCCTCGTAGGAATCGGCACGACTTCGCCTGCTACCTTAACTGCTGGAATTACGGCTTTATCAATAAGTGATACTGGCGCTAAAACAACTGGCGATAAGATAGGTGAACTTAACTTCGTCACCGATGATGCCTCGTTTACTGGCACATATGCAGATGGCATAGGTGCGGCAATCAATGCCGTGTCAACCTCTGCGACTGGGGCGGCTTATGGCCTAACATTTACTACGGCAACTACTACAGGCTCGAACAGAGCGGAGCGTGTCAGAATAACTGAGACAGGCGACGTAGGTATCGGCACGACTTCGCCTAGTGCGAAACTTCATGTGTCTGGCACTGCCGCCACCCCTGCTGTATTGGGTCGCACAAGTTCAGATACAAACTGCAACATTGAGTATCGCGGCTCTGCTACCTCTGTTTATGCTGGTAAGGGCGCAGGGGATATTTGGGCTGTAGGTTCTGGTAGTGATCTAAGTAATGCAACTACCACTAAGTTCGCAGTTGATACAGGAAACGGCAACGTAGGGATCGGCACGACTTCGCCTTCTTACCAGTTGCAGCTATCTACTGATAGTGCGGCCAAGCCTTCTACAAATACATGGACGATTGCTTCTGACGCTCGCATCAAAAAAGAGACTGGAGAATATACCAAGGGTCTTGATGCGGTCTGTGCCCTCCGGCCTGTTACCTACGAATACAACGGTGCGGCGGGATTTGAGGCTGATGGCAAAGAGAATATCTCCATCATTGCACAAGAGGCGATTGAACATTTCCCCGAATGTGTCGGGACGTTTAACGCCAAATTGAATGAGGGTGATGAAGACGAAACGGAACTGTTTAACTGGAATGGTCACGCTCTCACATTTGCTCTTGTCAACGCCATCAAAGAACTGAAGGCCCAAAACGACGATCTTCGCGCCCGCGTGGCACAACTTGAAGGGCAATAGCCATGTCTTCTACTACTTACACTTGGACTATCGCTGCACTGGATTGCAGCAACACAGATGATGCTTTCCCGGCCAAAGTCATCACCGCTCACTGGCGGCTTGATGGCGAGTTCTTGAGCGGCGGGCAGTTCTCGGCTGGTGTCTACGGCACTGTGTCTTTCGAAGAGCCGGAAGCTGGCAGCTTTGTTCCCTTCGACCAGTTGACCGAAGCACAGGTCATCGGTTGGGTTGAGGCCGCTCTGGGCGATGAGCAGGTCGCTAAATACAAGGCCAACATTGAGCAGCAGATTGCTGACCTGATTGCACCGCCTGTTGAGAGCAAGCCTCTGCCCTGGGCAGCATAAATCGTGAAGGGGAGCCGGAAAAGTGCCTAGCATCAATCTTACTGAAGCAGAACGGCTCGCCCGTATTGAAGTCATTCTTGAGCGCATCGAAGCCAAGCTAGATCGGGTCGAAGAAGACCAGATTGAAGACATGGCGGAACTAGCTGCATTAAAGAACAAGGGTGCTGGCATCTTGATAGGTGTCGCGCTCTTCGCGGCTGGTGTTGGTGCGTCTGTTGGTAATTTGTTGAAAGCATTGTTTGAGTGACACATGGCTTACGTTTTTGGTTCTCGATCTCTAAAACGCCTGGAAGGCATTCACCCTGATCTGCGCCGAGTGATGGATCGCGCTATTGCGGCTACCGATCTGGATTTCACTGTTCTTGAAGGGATGCGAACTCTAGCACGACAGAAAAAGCTAGTAGCATCTGGTGCGTCCAAGACCATGAATAGCCGTCATCTTACCGGCCATGCTGTAGACATTGCTCCCTTAGTTGGGGGCAAAGTCTCTTGGGAATGGCCGCTCTACCACCGCCTGGCTCCTATCGTAAAACAAGCTGCACTAGACGAAGGCGTCCGTATTGAATGGGGAGGTGACTGGCGCAGCTTCAAAGATGGCCCGCATTGGCAATTGCCATGGCGTGACTATCCGGCGTGATCCTCCCGCCGATCTTTGCAGCGGTATTTGTTGTCTGCACTGGTTCGGTCTGGGTGTTCGGTTTTGTCGCGATGTGGTATTTAGCTATATCGGTAGAATACGCTGCGATTAAGTTTCTTAATTTTTCGAGACGGGTAAATAAAGATGGACATGTTAAGGAAATCTTTCACTGGGAAGGATAACGAGACATTAGACATAGGTCGTGTGCTTTGGGCGAAGATGTCCTTAGTGTTCTGTGGCGCATCTATTTACGCAATCTATAATGGCCAAGCATTCGACCCCAGTATGTGGGGTATAGGTGCTGGCGCAGTGCTGGCGGCTGGAGGTGCAGGCATCGCGGCGAAAGCCAAGACAGAGCCAGAAAAAGATGGCTGAGATTGCGTCTATTGTATCTGCCGTCTGGCCTATTATGCTTGCCGCAGTGCTTGTCATAATCAGTTTAGCCAAGCTAGATGGACGTGTGGGCATTTTGGAAGAAAAGGTCAAAGTGCTGTTCGATTTGTTCAATAAGGACAAGTAATGTTACCACTACCTAGTTCTCTAACTCTTTATGCCGCTGCTGGTACTCTGGTAGTAGGAACAATAGCAGGCTACAAGATACGGGATTGGCAGTGTGACGCTGCACTTGCAAACGCCTTGGAAGAGGCGGCAGAGCGGCAGCAGGAGATGCAAGATGAACTGGAACAAAAAGCCAGAGCCTATGAGGCGCTCAGAGATTATGCCGATGGGTTGGGAGCCAGCCGAGGAACGAGCATTCGCGAGATTTATCGTGAAGTTCCTGCTCCTGCCCCTAGCTGTGCTGCTCCTAATTCTATTGTCGGGGTGCTCCAAGGCGGTGTCGATAACGCCAATGCCGCCGCCTCCGGCGAACCTAGAGAGTAACTGCCGCCCACTCGACAATGTACCTGATCCGCTCATCGATCCAGAGCGGGCGCTCTGGGAAAGCCATTTGATTGCTCGTTACATGGAGTGCAGTGTCAAGCATCGCTTGACGATTGAGGCTTGGCGGGCGGCTGTAAATACGCAATAAAGCTGGTATAAGGCTGTATTGAAACTTTAGGTAGCGCCAGATGACCTTACTCCCTATCAGATTGCCGCCGGGCATCTACAAGAACGGAACTGAATTAGATGCCGCCGGACGTTGGTTCGACGGCAATCTTGTGCGTTGGGTTGAAGGAATGATGCGGCCTGTTGGGGGATGGCAGGAACGCACTACTACAACGCTTACCGGTAAACCCCGTGCTATTCTAACATGGCGCGACAACAGCGCCACGCGGCAGATTGCTGTCGGCACACACTCTAAACTCTACGCCGTGTCTCAGTCATCGGTGATTTACGACATCACGCCAACAGGCTTTACGCCAGGCAACGCGGATGCAAGTGTTGCCGGTGGTTTCGGGGTGGGTTTTTATAGCGATGGTTACTATGGTACGCCCCGCGCCGATGTCGGAACTATCACTCCCGCCACGACATGGACGCTTGATACATGGGGAGAGTATCTTGTCGGCTGCGCAAACTCTGACGGTAAAATCTATGAGTGGCAACTTGATACCAGCGGACCTACGCCCGCAGCCGTAGTCACTAACGCGCCGACAGGTACCACAGCTATTATGGTATCGAACGAGCGTTCGCTTTTTGCTTTAGGTGCAGGAGGAAACCCGCGCCGCATAAGTTGGTCTGATTTTGAAAACAACACGGTGTGGACGCCTGCGTCAGACAATCTTGCCGGCAGTATTGATTTGCAGACTGGCGGCAAGATTGTTGTCGCTAAACGTGTGCGCGGGCAAATTCTTGTCCTTACTGATATTGATGCACACGTTGTCTCATACGTCGGCCAGCCGTTTGTCTATCAGTCAGAATATGTAGGCCGATCCTGCGGTATTCCTGGGCCGAACGCGATTGCCGTGCAGGACAACTTTGCAGTCTGGATGAGTACTCGCGGGTTCTTCACCTACGACGGATATATCAAACCACTGCCGAGCGAAGTGTCAGACTATGTATTCTCTGACATCAACCGCGCACAGATGAGTAAAGTCTACGCCGTTAACAACTCACAGTTCAACGAAGTATGGTGGTTCTATCCGTCCGCAAGTTCGCAAGAGAATGACCGCTACGTTGTGTGGAACTACGCCGATAACTATTGGACTATCGGCGAGATGGCTCGTTCCGCCGGTACGGATCGCGGGGTGTTTACCAACCCGATCTTCGTCGGCACCGATGGTATTCTCTACGATCACGAAGTCGGAGTTAATCACGACGGGACTGACGTGTATGTTGAAAGCGGGCCGGTCCAGATCGGCAATGGCGACAACATCTATTACGTCAATGAACTCATACCTGACGAGCGAAATCAGGGCGATGTCACGGCCACATTTTATTCGCGCTACTACCCTAACTCAACGCAGCGATCTTACGGCCCGTACTCTATGACGAATCCCACGTCCGTCAGGTTCAACGGACGCCAAGTTAATATGCGCCTGACAGCCACGCCGAATACGGACTGGCGTGTCGGAACGATGCGACTTAACGCGGCGCCAGGTGGGCGTAGATGAAACTCCCCGCCCCACCGCAGGATTATCTCTCGTCGCACGAGAACCAGCGCAACAGGATCATCGAACAAGCCGATGGCCAGAACTATAAGCGCGGCCAAGATGTGCGTGTCCAACAGCCGTCCAAACTGATTGTCAGCGACGTAGATTTTATTACTGGCGAAACCCATGTAGACCAGACAGGCCGACTACATTGGAACGATACGGACCAGACTCTCAACTTGGGTATGGAATACGGCGTTGTTCAACAGATCGGCCAAGAGACTTACGCCCGCGTAGGCAACACGACAGGCTCGACAATCCCTAACGGAACAGTCGTAGGTTTTGCGGGAGCCACGGCTAACGCACTACTTGTGTCTCCGTATCTCGCGGATGGTTCGGAATCGAGCCTCTATATCATAGGGATAATGACGCACGATCTACCAGATAGCGGCGACAAAGGTTACTGCTGCACATGGGGTTTTGTGCGCGACGTAGATACAAGTGCGTTTACTGCTGGCGATATTCTATACGCACACCCTACAACTGCGGGCGCTCTTACTGCAACGAAACCAACTGCCCCTAACAACGTCATACCTGTTGCGGCGTGTATTATATCCGATGCCACAAACGGCGTTCTTTTTGTGCGCCCTACAATTGAACAACAAGAATACTACGGCGTATTTTCCAAGACTGCCGACCAAACCCCTGCCGCGATTAACACGGCATATGCTCTTACTTTTGATGCTACACCAGAAATATCCAACGGAGTGATTGTCGGAACGCCAACTTCAAGAATTGTTGTGCCGGATTCCGGCCTTTACCAGTTTGATGCGACAGTGCAGCTTACTAGCGGTAACGCTTCCGCCAAGAATATATGGATATGGTTCAGAAAGAATGGAACTGACGTACCCAATTCAGCGCGTATTGTTACTTCGGATATTAATAACGGATACGTTCCTGTTGCCTTACAAGATACGATTTCTCTTGCGGCCAATGAGTATGTTGAGATTATGTTTGCGGCCAGCGATACTGCGGTTACAGTAGATAACGTCGCGAGTACGGCATTTGCTCCAGCCGCCCCCGCCGCCGTTCTCCAAGTAGTTCAAATGCAGCAATAGTTTATGGACTTAGAACAAGAGTTTGCACGGTGTAAGTCTTGGATCGAAGACGCGCTCGAATACTCCGGCGGGACGCACGACATTGAGCATATTTGGGAAGGAATACAGTCAGGCCGCTATCAGTTTTGGCCAGGCAAATACAGTGCAATAGTTACGGAATTTCACATCTACCCCAAGAAGACATCTCTTCATGTATTTCTAGCAGGTGGTAAACTAGACGAACTACTAGACATGTGGGATTCTATGGAAATTTATGCTAAGGCAACGGGGTGTGCATCTCTTTCAGTTTCAGGTAGAAAGGGATGGATGCGAGCATTGGAAAGCCGTGATGCTAAATATCTATGCACTACGGTGATTAAGGAATTATAGGTATGTCTAAAGGCGGTAGCGAAACATCGACGGTAACAACCCAGCAAACGCTTGATCCGTTTATTCGGGATGCGTTGCAGCGCAACGTCATGGCAGCGCAGCAAGTAGCAGAGTTGCCATATCAGCCCTACAGCGGGCCACGTATAGCTGGTTTCCGTCCAGCAGAGCAACAAGCCTTCGACATCACACAGCAGGCTGTCGCTGGTCGTGTTGGCTCGCAGCAACTAGCGGAGGCTGTTCAGGCCGCGCAGCAAGCCGCAGCTTTTAGTCCAGAGCAGTTCCAACAGGATGTCGCTGGTTTCATGTCGCCGTATCAGCAAAACGTGATCGACACCACTATGGCGCGTTTGTCAAAGGCCCGCGCCGAGAGGGACGCGGCTACAAAGGGACAGCTTGCTGCCTCACGGGCTTTCGGGAACACACGAGGGGGTGTGTACGAGGCACAGCTTGCCTCCGAGCAAGACCTGAATACGGCACAGACTTTGGCTAATCTATATCAGCAGGGCTACGGCCAAGCAGCGGGTCTGGCAGCAGGACTTCCCGGTCAACGCCTTGAAGCCTCGCAGCAGTTGGCTGCGCTCGCGCCGCAACTGCTGGCGCAAGAGCAGGCATATGCGGGTATGCTTGGCGGTGTCGGCAAGGAGCAGCGGCAGATGGCGCAGCAGAACCTCGACCTTGCATACCGCGACTTCCTTGAACAGCGCGGTTATCCGTTGGAGCAACTGCGTACTCTTCAGTCGGGCCTCTCTGGCTTGCCGGCTGTTACGTCAACGGAGCAGACTTCAACGCAGCCTGGCGACGGGTTCCTCGGCGGGGCAGCTAACATTGTCGGTATCTTGGGCGCGTTGCAGAACCTCGGCATTAAGTTTTAAGGGGCAGAGAGATGATACTTCCTTTCTTATCGCAAGCGGGAACTACTGCCGCAAACGCCGCAGATATGCCCGCCGTTGGCGCGGATACTCAACAAGCGAACAGTTTGGCCGAGTTGACGCGTCTTCTTGGCGGTGATCTTAGTGGTTCACTAACTGGCGGCGATAAGTTGCTTGCGTTGTCTGCGCTTATGCGTTCGGCTACTCGCAGCGGACGCCGTGCCGGCCTGACGCCGCAGCAAGTCATGGGTCAGCTTCAGCAGCAGAAGGTTGCTGAAATGCAGAACCGTATAAAGGTTGAGGAGATGCGGGCGCAGATGGCAGCGCGGCAGCAGCAGATTGCGGATACTATTGAGTACGCGAGAACTTTGCCGGAAGACAAACAAAAAGCCTTTCTCGCCTTGCCTGTTGAGAAAAGAGTAGATCGCATGGAAACGGAGACGTTCCGCCAGCGTCAGTGGGTCGGAACTTTCGTTGATAAAGAAGGCCGGACGCTCAACCGCTATCTCGACGGAACGACCGAAGTCGCAGAGTATTCGCTTCCGCCCGAAACAATTATCGAGACCTACGACGTTAACGGCGACGGGGTCAACGAGCGTGTTGTGCTGGACAAAAATACCGGACTTCCTTTGAAGAAGGAGGACGGGACAGACATGGTCTATCCGCTTGGTATGTCGCCCGCTGAAATCGCCGCCGACATAGATCGCGATTTGTCCCGCGCGGTTACTATCCGTGGACAAAATATAAGCGCCGCGAAGGGCGGTGATGGCGGAATTACAGGGAAACAGACGCAACTGAGAACTTACAAAACTCCCAGTGGAGAAGTTGTTTCTGGAGAAGTTCGTTGGGATAGGGGCAAGGATAGCTGGGTCGATAGGGCGGGTAACAAAGTTACACTTATGCCGTCCCCTACCGCTGGAACAAACTTTCAGATTCCCCCCCAAGTCGGCGAGCGGCGTTTTCAGCAGTAATAAAGGATTGTCCTGAAATATGGCAACTAACCCTGAAACTGTTGTGCCATCTGCCCCGCCACCGCAGGGCGATGCCGCGCGCCATGCTCAAGGTCGCGCTGCTATTCGAGAGTATCTGCGCCAGAACAAAGGCAAGGCTACTCTTAAGGGCGTAACGGATTTAGCCGCAACTTTTGGTTTAATTTTTTCAAAGAAAAATGAACCATTTGTTAAATTAGCGGTAGAATGGGCGAACCGCGAAGACACTGATGTCGATCTGTTGCAGATCACTACGGACCCTTTGGCGCCCGCAACAGGCGACGCCGCACAAACCGAAATTATCCCGCCTGGATTTGTTCCGACGCCTGAACCGGCCCCGACACCACTTGAGGCTTTTTATACTGGCGCGGCAGATGTGTTCGCCCGCGAACCGTCGCTCGGCCTTGATCCAGAGAACCGGCAGTACGTCGAGAGTCTTGGGCTGCTAGGCCGATCCCTGTACGCACCACTTGGCGACATCGGGGCCGGCGCTCTTACCACTATTCAAGCTGGACTTGAAGGGACGGGTTTGGCGGCAGGCCAACTTATGGAGGATGTCGGCCTGCTATATCTTATTGAGCAGGCAACCGGCGTCAAGCAAACTCCCGAATATGCGCAACGCCAGTTTCTCGGTATGCTGGAATCCGAAGGCTTGCGCGCGCCGATGGGGTATGTCCCACCAGGATATGCGGTGGCTACAGGGCAAGTTCCCGTATCGGCTAGTCGTATGGCGCAGGCTCTCGAACGTGCGGAGCCTCTGCCTCTTACCGCCCCGCCACCGACGCCTATGGCGCGCATTGCTCAAGCGCCTGAGATTCCGCCGACTCGCATCACGCCTCGCATTCTGCCTCGCGCCGCTGCCGCTGCGCCAGAAGCACCCCCGCCCAGCTTGCCGTCGTTTTCTCCAAGACCCTTAAGCGGAGAAGAAGTTGCGGCACGGGTGGGTATACTTCAGGGTGAGAAGAAAAATCGCGTCTCCGATCTGTCGCAATATGCCCCAAGAATATACCGTGAAACAGATTTCGACAGTTTTCGCGGGTTTTTGCCGTGGGAAGATTTTTCCCTTACAAACACTCCATTTGGGACGTTTGTGGCCGACACTCCGGATATGGCTTTGGGGCAAGGCAGTAACCGGGGGGTTCTGCTCGAATTTGATGCAGAAGGGGTTCTGGGGAGAGTAAACGAACTGAAGCCCGCTTGGCAGGTTGGGTTTGGGGAAGGTCTGGGGTCGGAGTTTTTTGTTAGCGTTGACGGGGTGGAACAACTCAAGAAGAATTTGCGAGCCATTCGTATTGCGGATGAGGCCCAAGCGCCCTCGCGGTTCATAACTGAACGCCGTTTGAAGGAAGCGGGCTGGCCCGCCACTCGCGGGGACGGTTTTACCGAATACACGCGGCCTGTGCCCGCTGCCGCTGCGCCTGGACCTGCGCCCGCTGCCGCTGCGCCTGGACCTGCGCCCGCTGCCGCTGCGCCTGGACCTGCGCCCGCTGCCGCTGCGCCTGGACCTGCGCCCGCTGCCGCTGCGCCT